TTTGACTACTTCAAAGTGCATCATATCAGAGTTGTCTAGTCTATCTGACAATACTTGTCCTTTGCCAGATCGTGTCATCTCTCCGTGATTACCACCAATACCACATATCACAATCTTGTCTGCTTGTGAAAGAAAAGTATCAATAGTTTTCATAATTAATCTTCTTGCTAATTGATACTGTTGTGATAACGATAACTCTATGTTAAAAGGCATTGAACTGTAAAATGATTGGTCACAGTTCTCTGTTAAATCACCTAAACCTAGTAAATATATCTCATCTATCTCTGTACCTGTCTTGCGTAGTGCCTTAATCTGATTTACTCCTTTAATTAGAGCTTCCTCGTAGCGTTTAAGGGTATTTTCTACGCCATAATCAGCTTTACCTAGCTGCCAATCAGCCATTGTCCACACAAATGCAGTATCTCCACCATAATTTGTGTCTTTTAACTTAGGTTTTCTACTGTATTCCTTAACAAGTTTGTCAAAATACTGGTCTAATGCAGGGTTCTTACGCTTTACAACCCCCTTAAACGCATAAAAAGTGGTCGCTTGACCACCTTTTAACTGTACATTCCACGAAGATGCACGAACTGTACCCTCTATTTCGTAGTATTTAGGGTCAAAACCCCAACCTCTTAGTATGTCATCATACTTATTTTTGTAGTCAGGATCAGTACCAACGTACGTTATCTCACCTTTACCTGTTGATTCATCAAACTCTATTGATGGTTGCCAACCAGATTTATAGTAATTATTACCTAGTTCCTGTGTCATATTTAGCCCTTTCTGTTGTGCTAATTATACACAGGATATAGGACAGAATCTACTTAGTGATTTGTTTTTTAGCGTATGTCTTGACAACTGCTAGTGCAGCACCACCACCAGCTAATGCAGCTAGTTCAAGTGTATTAGCATCAAGTGATACTAAAGGTGCAACAACTAAAGCTCCAAGGAATGCTTCTACGAAAGTCCATAGTGTTCTTTCCAGCATATCTTTGAGATCTTCACTCATTTTATACTCCCACGATTCTGACCAAGGTGTCCACCATAAATCCTTCTTGAACTTACCATCTTTGTCTCTTGCTCTTTTCAATCTTTCAAACATTATGTTATCAATCTCCCTTTCAACATAGCATTACCTATCAAAACATTACCATTTATTTCCTGTAATTTATCATAAACTGTGGTAGCTAAAACAGTATGATCTTTTGCTTGATTATCTACATCTTTATTTAATAAATTGTTTATTGTTGTGTATTCTATAGTCACATCTTTGCCTTGTAGCAACTGTCCTGCTACTTTTGCATACATTTTCTTGTAAGCTACAGCACTACTGCCTATAAAACCATCTTTAGATACCTCTAAATCTTGTTGTGTTTCTCCTACAATAAGACAACCTGATGTATGTTCATCAGTATTGCCTGTGTGTATAAGTATATAAGTAAAGTTAGGCACATCTTGTATATGTAACATTCCGTGATGTGCGTTCTTATATCTCTCTGTATATTTAGCGTGGAAACCACCTGTTTTTCTAAACTTTATATTGTATGTACCCTCTGGTATGCAGGTTTCGTGCATAACTTTTACTGCTTGATACTGGTCCTCTAGTGTATAACACTCAAAAATACCATCTATAAATAGCAACCCATTTGTTGCATCTGTTCCAAATTGTGTTCTAATAACTTGTAGTTTCATATGTTCCTCCAATTACCACAATGTAATTTACAACCACAACATAAGTAGTTGCATTTACACATTACTCACCACCACAGCAACCACTACCACAGCAGTCCATACTAATCTCCTTTTCTAAAACCAATGGTCAATAACCATACAGCTAAAGTTATTATAGTAGCTAATCCTGTAACTTGCTGTGCTGATCCAGTTAGTGTAAGCGTAGCAATAACTAAACCAACCAAAGTCCAACTAAGGTTTAATGTTTCTTTTATTGCTTCTACAAACCAGTTCCATAGCTTGTTAATCATAGACTTCTCCTAAATACATAAGCTGCCATACTAGCTATTCTAGTCAAAATTACAGGAACTACGACCTCCTGTGCTTTTTCTTTCTGATCTTGTGTCATATCATCTCCAATATTTCCTATTTCTATTGCCTCAAAATCTAAATCTATAAATGTTTCTATTGGATTCTCTAAGAATGCTTCGTACTGTACCTCTGTAACAACATCAGCAAGAGTATAGTTCTCTACATCTGCGTTCTCTACAGCTCTTTCTACATATTCTTCTACTGCTTCAGCTACGACTTCATCTTCTTTGACAGCTTCAGCTATTATCTCAACATCTTCTGTTTCTACTTGTAATACTTCAGCAACAACTTCTACTTGTTCCTCTGTAAGTTCTTCTATCTCCTCAATAGCTTCTTCAACTACTGCCTGGACTATCTCTTGTACCTCTACTGATACTTGTTCTAGGTTCTGTACACCTATGTCATTGACTTCCTCAATAACTTCTATTACTTCTTCGGTTTCAAGTTCTTGTACAAACTCTTGTATTGCTTCTTCTTTAGCTTCTTCATACTCAACTAACTCCTCTTCTGTGTATTCTTCTAGTTCCTCTTCAGTTACTTCAGGAATATCTACAACAATAATTTCTTCAATAGCTTCTTCTACCTCTGCAACTTCTTCTTGCAGTTCTTCCTCTGTTAGTTCAATAACTTCTTCTTCTTTAAAAAACTCAAAGGTTTCTACAACTTCTTCTTCAATTATTTCTTCTTGTATATCTTGGTCTTTGACATCTTCCTCTTGAACTGTATCTTCTCTGATGATGTCATCTCCTGGTATCTCTTTATCCAACTCATCTTCTATAATCTCTTCTTCTATAATAATTATTATATCTTCAGGTATTTCTATTAACTCTATTTCTTCTATCTCTATCTCTTCTAGTTCTTCTAAGTATTCTTCAACTTCAAGTATGGCTTCAAGAAACTCCTCTGCTTCCTCTTTAGTTTCAAACTCATATATCTCAAACTCTTCTTCACGTTCAAGTAACTCAACTTCAAGTTCCATTTGTTTTTCAAGTTCAAGTATCTCTTCTTCAGTAAGTTCAATAAATTCTTCATCTTCATAATCATCATCCATCTCCAATACCATATCATCATCATCATAAAACTCTCCTTCGGTATCGTATTCTTCTTCGTATATCTCATCTTCATATTCTTCATCAACAATAATTATAATTACTTCTTCTATAATTTCTTCAGGTATATCGCAATCACCACGTTCCAAAGCAACATTAGTAATGTAACAACCATAAAGCTCTTCATTAGTTTGCCTTTCGTTATCTCTCTCTACTGTACCATCATCAATATCTGCTTGACTATATGTACTAACACTACCATCATCCATTACAACCTCAACAAATGGAATTGTAGTTGGTGGTGGAGGTGGTGGAGGTGGCTCAGGTATAGTTGTAGTAGTAGTTGTAGTAGAAGATGTAGTTGTTGTAGTATCAGGTACAGTTGTTGTTGTACTTGATGTAGTTGTAGATGATGTGGTAGTTGTAGTGGTAGATGTATCTACACAAGTAGAAGTAGGTGTTACCCAATCAGTTTGTGTTTCATTAAAAGGTACTTGGTCAGGTAAAGCTATACTTCTTTCTATAGATATTGTGCTGTAGCTATTATCTGTGTCATTGTCTGACCTAACTCTGTAATAAAATGTACCAACTGGTAACTCAAAGTATGTCCTTAAATTAGTAATACTAAAGACCTGATCACTCCATTGGTTTTGTACGTGACCAAAACTTGTAGATATACAGAAACTATTCTCATCTATACCTGTAGCCATACCAAAAAAGATTGTGTATTTTTCTGGTGGACTATCTTCAAAACCATCTGAACCTAATAACCTAATAGTTAAGTCACCTGTTTCTGCATTTATTGATTGTTCATAACCATAAGGTTCTTGTGTTGGTACGTGGTCAGCCAATACAGGCATAGGTATTAATAAAAATAAAGCTAAGATAAGTCTTAGCATTACATTACAATCGCTGCAACTACTCCACCAAGTGCTACAAGTAATGTTAATACTTTATAAAACTCTGCCTTATCTAGCTTTGCATCTAGCTTTTCTTCTAATCTATCTAGTCTTTCAATGACCATATTGAGTAATTCTTTTTGAGTATAGCCATTGTTGTGTGTCATTTATGGTAGGTCCTCTGGTCTGGTAATCCAATCCCATTCTTCATCCCAATCGTGGTCTATTATAAGTGTTTCAGATGTGCTTAAATACTGTAATAATTTGTATATTTCTTTTACAATAAATCCAAAAATAAAACCAACGAGATAATCCATAATACGATTGTATCATAGGTTTTTTTATTAAGCTGGTTTTGGATTATCTGATTTAACTTTAGCTATGTGGTCTTTCCAAGTTGTAGTGCTGTTCACATTATCCCAGTACTGCATATCAAGCTGATCTTGTACTGATCCATAGGCTTCCTGCCTAGCTTGTATATAACCAAACTGTTGTGCATCCCACTTGCTATTACCTAAATCTACTTTAGCTTGTGCATACTCAGCATCAGTAAACTCTCTGCGTTCGTTATTAACTTGTGCATACATTGGTTTAGCATCTTCAATCTCTTGGTCTGCTAACGCTTGTAGTTCATCTTTTGTTGCCATATCTCTCCTATGTTACCATATATTTCTTATACTTACTTCTTTAAACCATATAAAGTGATAGTTCCTGCTGTAATATTTCCACTATCCATTGAAATATTAACACCATCACTTGCACTTGCAACAGTATGTACATCTCCACCTTGCAAACCTGTTAAGTTAGGAGTAGATTGCAACCCTACTGTTTCTTTTGTTGCAAAACTGTACTCACTTGCATTAGGAAAGTTAAATAAATATATATTTGCATTAAATGCTTCCCCTGTTCCTGTGCCTTGATTGTCTAAATACCACCTATCTATATTTGCTACATAACCATTACCAAAAGTTCCACTATTAGTTAGTAATTTATAAGCATTATCATATTCACTATCTGTTTGTACAGTTCCACCTTTTGTTACTCTATACCTAGAAGCAGTATTATCATTTGCACTTTGTAAATTTCTTATTACAAGTTGATACACATCATAAGTGCTATCAATACCTGTTAAAGTTACACTTGCTACTGCTGAACTAACTGTTGTTTCTGCTATTTTTATTAAGCTACCTGCCATTTTTTATTTCACTCCAAATACTGATATTATGCCCTCTGCTAAATTATCCCCACCACCTGTAATAAGTTGAACACCTGTAATACTATCAGTAGTTTTTAAAACAAATATTGATTTACTACCTCTAAATTCAGAATTTAAAAATGAAGCACCTTGTACTGTCATAAATGTATAACTGCTAGATGAAAATGGATTAAAGAAATATACAACTGAACTAGATGTTTGTGGGGATAAATCTGTTGCAGGTAAAAAATCAAACATAGTATCTGCACCAACACTTCTTAATTCTTGAAATGATGTATGTGCTTTTAAAGTTAATTCTGCTCTGTCATAATTACTTGATGATATAACACTTCCACTACTATTAATTAATCTGCCATCAATTCTACTTGCAGTACCACCTGCTAAACCAACTGCTTTTACTGTCATTTTATAAACATCATAATTTGCTGAAAAAACATCAGTTATAGAAATATTTGCAACAGAACTTGATATAGTTTGAGATTTTATAAACTGTAAATTAGTACTCATTATGCATATTCCTTTATGCCATAAAGAGAAAAATCTCCATTAAATGTTACTGAACTATCTGAAAACCATTGGATAGCATTGATAGTTTCAGTTTGTGCATATACACCACTTCCAAAAAAACTTCTAAAAGCACTTCCAACAGAATACATAGTTGCAAAATGCTGAGTAGTAAAAGTATATTTTGTGTTGTCCCCTGCATTGTAAATGTAGATATATCCATTATCTGCCCAATTACCACTTACTTGTGTGTTTACTCCTAAATGAATATTATCA